GTGCCACGCTGCCATCAGAGCGAGTGTCTCCGCCTCTCGGCGGAGGCTAGCGCCGGTGGCAGACAAGGCCTCAGTCCTGCTGTCGGCGTCGAGCATATCTGGCAGTGACTGCCACATATGAACCCCCTTCTATGTCGCGGTTCCCGTCCGCTCGCGGGCTCTGACGAGCCGGCTCCGGGTGACCTATGTACCGTCATACTAGACGACTCCTCCCGGAGAATGCAAGCTCCTGGTGTCCCCTATTTGGCCTACCCTGATATAACTATGTGAAATCCACACTAACTTACACTGTAAGGTTTGCCCTCTGACCTGCGCACTTCAACACTTGCGATTCTATCTGCTATAATCTTGTAGTGTACTGACGTACGAAACCCTCAACCCTAGGTTGAGTGTTTCACGTGAAACAATGGCGGCGGGGTAGTGGTACATCAATGGTGGTGAGAATCACCACCACACCCCACCACCACCACTGCCATTACTAAGCACCCCCATATATGGGGGTGCATAAAGTGGAGATATATATGTTATGTGTATGTCTCTCACACGTATTTATCCCCCTACCGGTACTACATAGGGCCATAACTGCGACCTGAGACAGGTCTGAACACTCCCGGAAGCCCTTTCTTGCCATCATTACAGTATAAGGGGCATATATGCCCCTGAAACAGGACGTGAATATTGGCACTTTCGTTCGACCACTTCCACAAATCTGAACACAGGTGCTGGTGTTGCCCTAAGGTGACCGCCGCAGCGGTCGAGGTTTCAGATGGTGATGGGTCCATCGAGGTTCTAGAGACGGTCTCGATGTGGGTTCACTTCGAAGATGGGTGCCTTCCACGAGGGCATCGTAGACGCCCTCGTAAACCCAACTTAGATTGGTAACATGGAACTAGACCAGATCCGTAAGGAACGCCAGAAGGTCAACAAGAAGAGCGGGAAGCAAGGTTCCCGCTTCGCGGATAAGACCGCTCTTGCTCTTGAGGTAGACCGTCTCACTCTCGAAGGCAGATCTGCTCGGGATATCGCCAAGATCATCGACCGTACCGAGCGGTACGTTCGAGAGCTTCGGGCCTATGCCCGAGAAGAGAAGGCCGGTTGGCACGCTGACAGACCGGAGCCTCGGAGCGTGGATACGCTCCCTGATGAGTTCCGAGTGATGGTGCAACCTTACCATGATTTCCGCGCTGGCGAAGGAACCGTGGAAGGTGTGGTTGAAGGTTTCACAGCCTTCTTCGACCGGTTCTCAGGAAGGATCCTCCCTGAGCACACCAAGGAATGGGTAGCGGCTGCGTTTAGCAACCGGAGGGTTCTGCTGAACGTCCCTCCGCGCCACGCTAAGTCTACGGTGATGAGCGTGTGGCTCCCCATGTACCTTGTCTGTGCTGATCGCAATACTCAGGCTCTGATCGTCTCTCAAACCCAGGACTTCGCTATCAAGTTCTGTAGGGAGATAGCAGAGCACTTCGAGAACGATGCGGATATGATCCGCGCTTTCGGAGTGTTCGTGCCCTCGAACCAGTCTTGGACCTGGGCACCGAACGCAGGGACTCTCATGGTTGAGGGCAGAACCAGGCTCATCAAGTCTGGGGATATGACCATCCAGATCAAGGGAGCACAGCAGCAGATCTTGGGTACCGAGGCAGACTGGATCTTGTGTGATGACCCGGACTCACCCGATATCGTCGTGAGTGAGACCCAGAGGAAGAGACTCCTAGATTGGTTCAACGACCAGGTTATCACCAGGCTCAACCCCGGAGGCCATGCGGTTGTCGTAGGCCAGAGGCTGGCCTTGAACGATCTGTACGGCTCGCTTGCCAAGAAGAAGTATACCCGCAAGGCGGGTTCTCCTCCGCTGTTCAACCATATCAACTACCCAGCGATATTGGACTGGGAGACGAAAGAAGTCCTCTGGGAAGAAGAATGGTCCTTCGACAGGTTGATGGATGAGAGGTACGAAGACCTGGGTAAGGCTCGCTTCGAGTGCATGTACCAGCAGAACCCGATGCCAGCCGGTCAGAGGTTGGTTCAGGAGAACTGGATCCAGGGTGACGACACACATGTAGGATGCCTCGATAGGGACCGGATCATCGGTAAAGGTTGGTACTACAGCGAGCAACTGTTCCCCGTAGTGCGGGTGCTGTCAGCCGACCCTTCCCCTACCCGAAATGCCGGGATCATCGTTGCTGATGCCCTGTACGACCCCTCCGCTTTCAACCTCGCCATCATCCATTCCGAGGGCAAGCCGTATCAGGCTCGTGACTTCCTACAGCGACTCGACCAACTGATGACCATGTACGCACCGGTGGATTACCTCGTTATCGAGGATTCCGCCGTCTCCAAGTGGATCTTCCAAGATCCGTGGTGGCAGCAGAAGAAGTCGCAGGTGCGACTTCTGAAGCACTCTACTCACGCGCATAACAAGGGAGACCCCACATATGGTGTCCAGGGCCTGGCTATCGAGTTCGAGTTCGGCCAGATCAAGTTCCCTTATGGGGATGCCGAATCCAGAGATATGACAGACAAGTTCCTTGCGGAACTGTACACGTGGCCCGAGGGCGAGTACGACGACCAGTTGATGGCTCTATGGTTCATCAAATATGTATCGAAGTCCCTGCTTCCTTTCCGTCAGATGATGGGGAAGATGGATACGCGGGGCACCGCGTTCGCGGGGTCCGATAACGGTGCATGGGACTTCTAGGAGAGTAGATGGTAGGCGAGAGTAAGAACGTAGAGTTCATCCGAGAGATCCAGTCCAGGGAGTTCGAGAACTATCTGGTCGAGACGCGGAACGACCGTATCGACGGTTACAGCGGCTGGCGAACCAGAACCGAGATCGCGGATGCGCTCATCAGGGATGATTGGGTGGTAGCTTTCCCTAACCAGGTCAAGGCCACCGAGCGTCCGATGATCCAGAACACGGCCCAGGTCATGGTCCGTGACGTTCCTCGCTTGGTGTCTGAACAGATGCCATCGATGCGTTCTATCGCTAAGAGCGATAAGCAGGAAGACCGGAACAAGAAGCAGGTACGTGAAGCGATCGCTGACACGTACTGGATCGAGTCCGAATGCGACCTGTTAGAGCCGCTATGGACGATGGACCTGCTCGTTACGGGGGCAGCCTTCTCCGTCGTCTCCGTCAAGGAAGGCGAAGACTATCCGGTTATCGACCGCATTGACCCTCGGCTGTGCTTCCCCGACGTGTACAACCGTAAGTTGGAAGACCTGCTGGTGCTGCGGCACATGAAGATCCGTCAGGCTAAGCGCCTGTTTCCCGAGTGGGATATCAGTGGGTTCGGACCCACCGATGCTGACGAGGCCGAGATCATCGAGTACTATGGTCACGATATGCAGGTGAGGGCTATCGGCCTGGTCAAGGGGACCGAGGTAAGCCAAGCCTACATCATCGATGCTACGCCGCTGGACTGCGGGATTACGGCGCAGATGGCGATGCTCCCATCTCACGATGGCAGCTTTACCGGGATGATCGAGCAGGTAGCTAACTCCCTGCTCGCTAAGAATAAGATCGTCCGTCTGATGACCCAGTACGCCGATCAGCAGGTATCTTCACCGTTCCAGGCCAAGGGTGTGCTGAACCCAACCGACAAACCTGGGCCTAACACTGTCTACCATATCGACCCTAACGTACCCGGTGGAGGGATGGAACGTGTACAACCGGCTGGAAGCTCACCGCAGTTATATGCGCTCCTACAGTATCTAGATTCTGGGGAGAGAGGTCAGCTTGCGTATCCAGAGGCCCGACAGGGCAGCGTATCGCAGTCGATCGCGTCTGCATCATTCGTGGCGGCGACTCAAGGACAACTCTCATCCGTTGTCCGAGAGGTTGAGAAATACCTGGGGACTCTGCGTGAACAAGCTACGACCACGGCGTTCAAACTAGACGAGAAATACCTAGACTTCGAGAAGCCACTGATGACCGACGTTCCGTTCGGTCGTACCAATAAGTACGTTCCCTCGAAGGCTATCGATGGGGTGTACAAGGTCAAAGCCATCTGGGGGGCGAGTGCGGGGCTGGACCGTCTGAACGCAGACGTTCGCCTCCTACAGTTCCACGGCGCGGGGCTGGTCTCTCAGGAGACTGCCCGCGAGAATATCGAGTTCATCGATGATCCAGAAGTCGAGGCGTCGCGCTGGGAGCGCGAACAGGTAGAGAAGGCTCTCCTACAGAAGTTCGTGGGAGACCCTAACGCACCATTCGACATAGTTCTGGAAGTCTTCGGCACTATGCATGAAGAGGGTGTCCCCTTCGCGGAGGCCATCGCAGAGGCGCGTAAGAAGCAGGCCGCAGCAGCAGCGGAGAAGGTCCAGCCTGAAGCCGCACCTGCCGTACCTGATCAGCCTCCGGTCGTTGCCGAGGAAGCCATCGAGAAGGGCGCTACTGACCCTGAGCAGTTAGGCGGATCCGGTGAGGTTCAGTTCAACCCACCACCGCTTGAGCAGATCTTCGTAGGTGGATGATGAGCGTACCTGAAGCAGAGATCACCAAGGGTGACGTGTCTAGCCCTGGGGGGGCTGAACAACTCCCCCAGGGCGCGGCACAGAGCACGAACCAGGGATTCTCTAACGTAGCCACTTCGGAGCAGATCCGGGTGGAGTTCGATGACCCTTCCCGCGACGGAACCGAGGGCTTCCGTATGTCTGGAGAAGAAGACGAGGTACTGTTCGCAGACCCGGACAACCCTGCCCCTATCTCGCGTCCTGCGGATCTACGCAAGCAACCTAAGAAACCCCTCCCCTCCGAGGTAGTCCGTCAGCTTCCTATGTTGAGACAGATGGCGATGGACCCTAGGGCACCACGCGCCCTGAAGCTAACCTATAAAGCCCTGCTCCATAGGCTTGAGATCGAAACGGGACTATGACTGAAGACCCGCTACTACAACAGGTAAGGGACAACTACGACAGGCGGTGGAATAAGCTACTGTCTGATAACGGGTTGGGCAGCCTCTCCGCTCAACAGGTAGCTTCTGTGATTCAGGAGCCTCTTCAGGCTCAGTATGACGCACAGGTTCTACAGCAGGAACTCATGGCTGCCCTTACCTCTGCGTTGGGTGCGTCGGTAACTCCTGAGAACGCTGAGCAGGCGGCGTATAACCTTGCCATGCAGCAGCGGTGGGGTAAGATCGGAGAGAATACAGCCAAGCTTTCTCCCGAGACTTCCAACTTTCTAGCTACGTATGCGCCTGACGAGCGTATGTTCGGCGTGGTGGAGAAGACCTTCCAGTATCTGGGGCAGTTCTACGGCCCGGACCAGGTAGGCTCCTGGTTGCACCTATCCCAGATAGGTGACCCAGACCAGCGTGACGAGACCATGCGGGTTCTTCAGGAGTTCGCCAACCAGACCGTCATGGCTGAAGGGTCTGACTACGTAATCGCACAGGCTGACCCAACCTACAAGATCGACCCTGAGCTTCTCAGGGAAGTGATGATGAACCCCGAGATGTTCGATGAACTCGGGGTGCAGGACAAGCTGGAAGTACAGGCTGCCGCCCGACAGGAGATGTTGCAGCTAGATGGGGGCGAGTCCCTATACGGCAACCAGACGGATGATTCGGGGCTAGAGATCACCGGGCAGACGGTGGACGCCATCTCTGGATTCCTACATACAGGCAACCCAAGGGTAGCTTACTCGAAGGAAGAACTCGGTCGCATCAGGGCTATCGCGGGGATGGACGCTAGCGATCTCGATAGAACAGGGATCGCAGGTGTAGCAAGCCTGAACGATAGCTCCGCTCCCGGCGAACTGAAGCTCCCTGAAGAGTATCGTGACTTCGGGTTGATCTCGTTCACGTCCAAGGGGGGGCCTGAGGGCGCGTTCAGGATGGACGACCAGTGGGCTAAGGATAACCCTCTGAAGGCTGTTGTCTTGATCGAGCGACTGAAGACACAACGCCCTGGTGTCCAGATCATCTTTGGCAAGTCCGGTGCGCTAGGGGACACCCTAGAGTACTTCGGAGTTATGCCCGATTTCATCGGTGGGGTATATGGTTCTGCCGTACAGCAACAGAACGAACTCATCGAACAGTGGACCGGAAGCAATGAAGACCGCCTGAAGGCTTCTGCCGAAGCTCAGGTCTTGAAGGATAAGCTGGCACAGAACCTCATCCCTCGGGAGGATATCCAAGAGGTAACCGAGAAGATCGCTGAGCTTGAAGATGCCGCGAACGTAGATGTGGGGTTGCAGGCTGTCAGGGACGATATAAGGGAAAGTGTTCTCACTGGGAACCAGTTCGGTGTGGTAGCCGAAGGATTCGGCTACATGCCAGGAGACCAAGGATATAGCTTCGTGTACCCCCTAGGGAACCTCGTTACAGAGATCGCGTTTGACCCACTGACTTACGCAGGTGGAATCCTCAAGGCTGCTAAGCTAGCTAGGGATATCCCGGCTAAGGTTCTCGCAGATGGAACCATCGTAGTTCCGAAGGTTTCGAAGGGGCCGTTGGTCCAAGCCATCTATCGTACCATGGCGAAGACGCCAGAGGAACTGATTACCACGAAGCCATACCAGCAAGCCCTGACCAAGATCTGGGATTCGAAGGTTGCCGCTAAAGATCTTGGTGAGTGGCAGGCTCGGATGGTCGTCAACTTCAAGATCGACCCTCTCATCGCTCGAAGGTTGTCTGAATCGAAGAGCATCGAAGACCTACAGAGGTTCTTCGTTAGGAGCATGGTCGGACCGAACTACAAGCCAGGGTTCATCGAGGATGCCTACAAGAGGTTCAAGGCTGCCGAGAGCCAGCTTGATACCATAAACGCTATACCTGAGCGTGTGGCGGCTCTACGCCGCCAGCTAGCGGCTCGTAAGGGAGTCCAGACCAAGCTTGAAACCAAGCAGTTCCAGATCGAAGACGATATCTCTGCTCAGATGGATCAGCTTGACCAGAAACTTCAGCTAGGAGATATCACTGAGGCGGAACATGCCGCTGCGCTAGGAGACCTGAACAGGCTTGGGCGTGAGCTTAGCGACGATGCTAGTTTCTCTACGGACAAGCTAGAAGCAGCACGCTTGGAGCGCACCAAGTTCGAAGACGAGCTACGTGAGCTAGAATCCCAGTACGCTCACTGGACCTCGATCAAGGCTGATGTTCTCTCTGAGTACTTCTACGCTAAGGATCTGTACGAAGGGCGTGCGTGGTCACGCCCTATCTCCACCGTGCCTTCGAATAAGGCCATTCGTAGGCTTTATGCCTACGAGGATATGGGACCACTTGAGAAGCTGATCGAATCAGCCTCTCTTGGTAAGTCCGGGTTCGGGCTGCGTACCCTAGAGAAGCTAGGATTCAAGAAGTTCCTCAACCACCTTCAGACCAAGGCAGGTCAAGCAGAGGAAGCGAACGTCAAGACCTTCTTCGCTCGGAACCAGCACTGGTTCCTTGATGCCCCTCAGGGCAACAGGATGTTGTTCCCCTGGTCTACCATAACCCCTCAGATGAGAAAGGAAGCTAAGAGGGCAGGAACCATCGTCACCATCGACGCTGCTCAACAGACCTATGACGAGATCGTGAACTTCTTCAAGCTGATCGGGCATGATAACGATTCCATCGCTCGCTATATGTCAGGTTGGCACGAAGCAGGGAAGTCCAAGGAACTTGGGTTCGATTGGTGGGTTCGTACCTGGGAAGATGCTATCGACCAGTCGCCGCTTCTCACTGCCTCTGACAAGTCCGAGCTTTCACGGCTATGGAGCAACGTCACCGAGTCATACGGTCCTGGGTTCCGTACTACCAAGACGAGGGCTAGGGGTTCCGAGGGAGTTATCAGGGATTACGAACCTACCGGGTTCAAGTCTCGCCCCGACCCTAACCATCCTGGTGAGTACCAGGTAACCCCTACCCCTGTGTTCTCGCAGGACAAGTTCGACAGCTATCGCCTCCCTACCTACAACCAGATGAAACAGTACCTGTCGTTCACTCAGCGTACCCTGAAGAACATGAGCGAGCACGGCGGGGCTATCCGTAAGGGTTCCGCAGAGCTTATCATGTTTGGTGGGGCGATGTGGTCAGGGGCTGTGAACCTGTGGAAGAACTGGGTTCTTCTCGGGAAGATGCCGGTATCTCTGCCTATGCGTATCTGGACAGAAGAGATGTTCCGCATGGCAGCGTTCGACTACTCTTCGGCTACACGTAACCCTCTGGGTTGGCTGAAGAGTGTCAGGGCTAATAGCTATGACGAGTTCAAGATGTTTGCTGAATCCCCACGCGCCCTGTTAGGGTTGATGGAAGACCAGCTTCGTGAGGCTACTGGACTTGTGGGGCATGGGCAGTCTATCTATCATATCACCAGGAACCCAGACCGATACTTCCGAGGTATGGCGGGGTTGATCGGGCACCGCACTAGCCAGGATGTTAGGGCGTTGCTGAGGCATAACACCCCTGCTAAGTTCCTCAAGTGGTACGAAGAGGTTGGACAGAAGAAATCATACTGGCGTGCATGGATGGATGATATCGATAGCATGATATCGGACAACCCCGGTGCTATCAAGGATCGCGCTACCGCTATCAAGTACGCGCAAGAAGAGCTAGCAGGTATCATCGGGACGGGGGATGCGGCTCCCCAGATCAGGGAACTCATGCGTACCAGCGCTATCGTAGTGGATGGCAAGACCATCCGCGTAGGAGATTCGGAACTGCCGAAGGTTCTGCGTAATCTGAGTGACACTCGCCAGTGGATCCCCGGTATCGACGTTGTATCCAGCAAGTATGGGGAGTTCCTCCCCGACTTCGGGCCTAGGATGAGGAAGGTAGCCGAGCCAGCGGGCAGGGCTGCAAACTGGATGTATGAACACTTCTACACCCTTGCGGACGAGAGGGGTGCTCGTTCCCCGTTGTTCCGTCAGATCGCTGCAAGGGAGTTCGACCGCTGGCACAACCTGGGATACAGCAAGAGCGCGGCGAAGCAGCTAGCTGTCAGCCGTGCCGCTCGGCGTACCCGCGATATCATGTTCAACATCGGGGCGCATAGCCCCGCTGAGGTTACCATCCGTAGCCTGATGCCGTTCTTCCCCGCGTGGAGGGAGCTTGCCACCACGTGGCTCTTCCGTGTGCCGAAGCAGTACGGTGGAGGTAAGCTCATTCCGGGAGCGGTGATCTTCGGCAACAGGGTCAACGACTATATGAACTTCGTGAAGGAAACCGGCCTGGTGCATCAGAATGAAGACGGTATCTGGGTAGCCCCTAACCCTATCGGGGGCGTGCTCAACATGATCTTCGGAGAGGATCTTGTTCAGGAGGTCAACCTAGAATCCTTCACAGGGATCCTCCCCGTACCTGGGCTACAGGAAGACGAGCCGCTGAAAGGGTTGCTACCTACGTTCGGTGCCCCCGCTGCTATCCCTGTGGGGTTGCTGGGAGACAAGTTCGGTGGTCTGTTCGAGCAGATCTCTGACCTGACCACCTTCTACGGCGAAGACACTTCCCTCGGGCCTGCTGCTGTTGACCGCATATGGCAGGTGATATTCGGGTCGCCTCCGATATGGCAACTCAACGGGACCAGAGAGTTCAATGACAAGCTTTATAACTGGGCTATCATCGATGGTATACGTATAGAGATGGCTGACAACCCTCCACCCCAGCCACCAGAGGGATACGAAGACAACAACGCGCTGGAGCAACAGTACTACGCTGAGTACAACACATGGTTGTCAGAAGTCCTAGCTGAGGGGCAGGAGTACGCGAAGACGACGTATCTAATCAAGGGTATAGCTTCAGCCTTGTCGCCAATGGCGCTCACCTGGTCTAGCGAAGAGGCTATCGCTAGCGATCAGATGTATGGGTTCCTTGAGAACATACCTGGAGATGCTATCGACCCCATGATAAAGGAACTGTATCAGATAGAGTACCCTGGTGCTTGGGCCTACATGACAGGGAAGACCATCCCTCTGCACCCTGACCTGGGATTCGATGTAGATAACCTCGACCAGTTCAGGGACGAGGTTCTGTCTGGTATGCGTGAGTATCTAACGCCACCTGAATGGGCGCGTTACAGCGTTGGGATGAACTCATACTTCACCTACATCAACCAGCGTAGTCTAGCGATGAAGGAACTAGGTTCTACCCCGGCTGAGGTTCTGACCAACGGGTACCAGAAGAACAAAGTGCTAGATCAGCTAGACGCTGACTGGAAGTTGTTCGAGGATCTTCAAAGGTCTATGCCGGTAGAAGATGGTGGGCGTACCTTCCCGGTGTTGTTGGATATCTGGAAGGAGTCCAAGTCAGAAGAGACCACTCTAACCCTTGAGGATGAGGCTATTCTTCAGTTCAAGCAGGATGCGGGAGAAGTAGCCCTGCTACTTGGGCCTAACGCTCGCTCTGACTTCGACCTAGGCAAGGCGATGGGGGTGCTCAGTAAGCACACCGGAGATTTGGATATCAAGTCTTCTAGCGTTATCGGTAAGGGTATGTCGTGGTGGTACGACAAGGTAGGACAGCCGTACCTCGAAGAGGTCGGGACACTCTGGAATAAGATCAATCGAACAGAGAAGCAGTTCCGCCCGCCTCTTTATGAGAAACTGAGGGCTATCGAGAATCAGTACTACACCACCTACAAGAGCAGGTTCGGACAGATGCCTTCCCCACAGGAGGTCTTCTTCTCGAACCTAAGTCCGAAGGATCAAGAGATAAGGCTACGCTCCCAGGCTTCACTGCCGGTTGCTTTCATGAACGAGTTCTACAGGGAGAAGCTAGGTTTCGATACCGCTCCTGAGAAGAAGCTGAATGCTCTAGCTACGTTCCTGAACACCAGCGAAGAAGCGTTCGACCAGAAGATCCTGAGTTCCGGTATCAGCACTTCCTCTAAGGAGTACGATCTGGCTAAGGCTAGGTTCGAGCAGATCAAGCTGGACAAGGCCAAGGAGCTAGGGGTAGTGGAAGAGTATAAGCTGTGGACCTCTCCTACCTACGTCAGGATGGATACCGCCTTCGGACTCAGCAAGTCCAACGCCATGTGGTCTAACGTGAAGCTGCTTGCTGACGAGGCTTGGCGAGAGCTTGAGAGTGCTGGGTACAACCCCTCCTATGGGTCCGAAGCTGCGGCCTATCTTCAGACCGTGCTGGTTCGTACCGTGGAGCAGTACCGAGACATAGATACCAACTTCGATGATATCATGACTCAGTTCGAAGAAGCCTATGGCGATGATGGGCGTCCACTCGTGGGTGCTGATATGTACATGAAGCTGTTCTTCGACAGTCTGGAAGACAAAGCCCCAGACTACATCTATAGGTGAGGTAAGAGATGCCAGTAGCAACTCCGGGGTTCGACCCTGAGAATCCAGATGAGATAATGCCCGGTACCCCGGAGCTATTACGTATCCCCGATCGGATTTACCGCATCATGGTGCAGAACGGATACAGCGGTTCTCGCTATGTTTACGAGAACGAGATCGACGCCTTATACAGGCAGTACAACGTGTCAGGGAACAACACAACAGGAGACGATGATGTCGATATCATTATCACTGGTGGTTCCCCCTCGGGCTACGACACAGGCCCTTCCCCCGCAGACCTGCGTAACCTGCGCGCCTCGTTCATCTACCAGCTACAAGCTTGGGGTTTGGACTTGACTAAGAACCTGAACAACCTAGTACAGAAGGGTGTAAACCAAGAGTGGTCTACGACCAACTTCATCTTGCAACTACGGCAGACTAGGGAGTACAAGCAAGCGTTCGCTGGCATCCAGAAGGGACAGACCGAGGAAGCGTACATGTACGCCTATGGCCAGTTCCGAGACAAGCTCAAAGATGTGCTGAAGAGAGACCTGACACGTGAAGCGTTCGGGGTGCTTCAGAAGAAGGGTGTAGACTTCGAAGAATGGTCGAAGAGGGTAATCGCTATCGACCGTATCAAGCGCGACCGAGATCTATTCGAGACATTCGGAGAGGTTCTGAAGCAGAGAGGTCTCACCAAGGGTAAGTTCACCTTCAAGGATGCCTACGATTTCGTAACTGGCAAAGGGTCTCCGCTCTATGAGAAGGTCTGGGAAGAAGCCGCGTTCACTACCGGGCTAGAGTCCGCAGGCTTCATCGTAGGGAAGAAGGGTAGTATCACCCGCCAGGAGATGCTGAAGGCTCTCAACAGCTTCGAGGGACGCAACCCTGGTCTAGAGGTTGAAGACCTGGGAGACGAGTTTTACACAGATCTAGCTAACAAGGTTCGTACCTTGCTGCCAGCCTCTAGGTTGGCTAAGTTTGGGTTGACAGAAACCGATATCCTCGAACTACAGGTCGGTGGCCCTCGGGCCGAGCACCTAGCAGAGACGGTCAACCAGATCCTCGCTAACGTGGAGAGGATCAAGGCCGGTCCTACCGCGAAGACCCAGGCTCAGTCTGCCCAGGGAGCTATCGCAGTGGCTGGCCTGGAAGACGAGAGGGCACAGACACTCTGACCACCACATATGGGGGTTAGTCAACAGCTAACCCCCATATGTGGTATACTATAGATGCAGAGGGATCGACCGGCCCCCTCTAGGTTCAAGCCCGGTTGTTTCCGAAGAGACCTTGGTGGCCCTCTTCGCGTAAAGCCCACCTTCAAGCAGGTTCCCCTTCATGCTATGCGCTGAAGGGTACCCTCATGCCCCTTTCAGGGAGGATTCTTCATGCCCGCAGACGCGGAGATCGATGAGTTGCTGAGTGCTCTAGAAGACTCAGGGGACCAAGAAACGGAAGCTTCAGAAGACAAGCCGAAGGGTAACCCTGTACGTGACCTGCGGAAGTTCGCAGACACGGTTCTTAGGGAGAAGAAGCAGACTGACGCTCAGAATCTGAAGTTGCAGGAAGAGCTACAGCAGTACCGTGCGAAGGAAGAGTCGGACGTCTTCACCCAGCTTGGTCTGGACGAGAAGAAGCAGAAGCTCTTCAAGTCGGTGAACCCGGAAGCTCAGGTCACCGCTGAGACGGTACAGCAGTTCGTCGCAGAGTACGGCATCACCCTTGCTACCGAAGATGGGGATGGCGAAGTGGAAACACCGCCTGCACAGCCGAACGTAGCTCCGACCGCGCCTTTCGCTCCTGCTCCCATGACCGGAAATGCGCCAGATTCACAGACCTACACTAGTCAACAGATCATCGACCTGATTATGTCAGGCCAGTCTGAGCAGGCGCACGCTATCGTGCAGAGGGCCGCAAGGCAGCCGAGCATGATATCGTTCAAGCACGCGGACAAGATGCCCCAGTGACGACCAGCGGGGAATGCTCTGTGTAGCGTGTAACAATGGAATCGGGATGCTGCAAGAAGATCCCGAACTACTGATGCGAGCTATCGAATACATTTCGATGCTCGCGTAGGAGAGTATAGATGGCGATCACTGGTACATCACTAGCGACCGAGACCATCTACGCGAAGATCCTTACCGACGCCATGATCGACGCTATTTACAGCGTTGCTGTTATGGACGCTTTGGTAAGGCAAGAATCGCTAGTTGGTCAGCCTTCGCTGACTTACTCGTTCCCTGTGTGGCCTGCACTGACAGCCTCAGCGGGACCGGGAGAAACAACCGACCTGTCTACCGTTACCTCGGTTGACACCACCAACGTTGATATCACCGTCTCTGAAGGTTCAGCGCTTCGGGTTGATATCACCGACCTACTCGAAGAGTCTACCATCGTTTCCGGTGGTATGCGCTTCGCTGAGCAGGCAGCCAAGGCTGTTGCTGACAAGCGGGACGCGGACCTAGCGGCTCTTCTCGGCGCGTTCTCAGGAACCGTCGGGACCACAGGAGTTGACCTCTCGGAGGCCAACATCCTCGACGCTATCACCGTGCTGCACCGTTCGGATGCTCCTAAGCCTTACGTTGCCGTTCTGCACCCACAGCAGGTGGGAGACCTGCGTAAGGCTCTATCTACCACCACTGCGGTAGTCCAGACCGGGACTACTCCCGACTCTCTGGCTGCGGGCATGGGGATGGAGTTCCCTTACTACGGTACCCCGATCTACGCAAGCACCAACGTCCCTGACGCTAATGCGGGAGCGGACCACGGTGGAGCGATCTTCTCGCAGGGTCAGGCTCTTGCTCGTGTAGATAAGCGTCCGATCCGTCTAGAGACGCAGCGCGATGCTTCGGCTCGTGCAACCGAGTTCGTCATCACATCTGTCTACGGACAGGGAGAACTCGTTGACGGTTGGGGAGTGTCGGTTATCACCGACCACGCCTAATCAACTAGCGTTGGGGGTGGGCTACGGCCCGCCCCCTTCGCGCTAGCGCGTATGCGCTGACCGCCCACGGAGGTACGTGGTGACTGAAGAAGAAGTAGTAAACGAAGCTGTTGAGGCTACGGTGGCTGAGAAGAAGCAGAAGCTGACCCACCCGAGCCTGCGTCCGCGCAGGAAGCCGGGAGGAACAAGCAAGAAGCAGCGCCGTACCGCTGTTCGTACCGCTAAGGTGATCAAGCTAAGCGAGGTTACCAACAACGGGAACACAGAGGTTATGCCGGTGTTGATCCAGGTTCCTATCGAGCCTACGTTCAACAACGGTGGGTCTCGTGACCTGAATGCCCCCTTGCGGTTCTACACCGACAAGAAGGGGTATCTTTGGCCTCACGAGTATGACGAAGAAGCATACCCTGGGATCTATTGCGCTATCCTGAACTGCTGGGATTGGGCTACGGTTACCCACAACCCAGACAACGGGACAGAGCGTTGTACGGAGCACGAAGCTATGTGGCGTGCTGGTCTGATGAGGTACCAAGACCCAGCGGCTACCGCTGGTTCTAAGTCTCTCGAAGACTACATCGCTGAAGTGGATGCATGGGCGATCAACTAACACCCCAGCTAACCAGAGAGCAAGCCCGAGAGGCCTACGCTCGTTTCGCGGATCATATGAACCGCGAGATTTGGCGTAAGATGCTCAAGCAAGCTCGTAAGGCTAGGGAAGAACGGGGCGAGGAACTATACGAGGAAGACGGCACCCCCAAGGTCCGTGCCTCCGATATCATCGCTCCGCGTAAACCGGTATCTCGGTCAGAAGCTATCGACCGCACCACTCAGGAACTGCTGGCAGCCATGGGCACCCACGTCATGCCTGGCACGGTGCTAACCCTGAAAGATGTGCTCGATAAAGCCGAAGGCGAGATCATCGAAAGAGCATGGCGAGCAGGCAGGCCCCTCCCTAGGGAGCAGGTACGCGCCGCTATCCAGGAAATCTATAGGCGCGGAGAGATGATGCGTCAGGAGAAGAAACGATGAGCGAAGTGGTTCACAACCTTCCACCCGAGAACGGTGCCGACAAGGATCCTAAGAAGTGGCAGAACAGCTACGACAAAGACCCTCGTGGAATCGACAAGGTATGGAAGACCGCAGATCGTGTTGAGCAGAAGGATATCACCGAAGCTGAACAGAACGATACTGCTAAGTTCGCAAAGACCGCTAAGACTGCAAAGAAGCGCCTGAAGGCGCGTGAGGTTTCAGCCCCAGTCAAGGGCGACCCTCGCAGCTTCGCATACTACAATCAGAACGACGAAGAGGGAGAAGCCTGATGCCTGGAAAGACATTCGGAGTTCAAGAGATCAACGGTGTAGCTGTTGGTCGTTTCGACAATGGTTCCGCAGGTGCCGGTACCACCACACTTGACCTTGAGAAAGGTTGCTATCAGAAGCAGACCTGCTCTGCATCCACTCGTACTATCGCTGCCCCTGTCTACGGGTCTAGCCCTGTTCTGGGGAACGCGAACGTTCCTGCCGGAACGTTGCTCTTCGTTGAAGTAAGCAACACTTCCGGTGGTGCTTTGACTGTAACCTGGAACGCCATCTTCAAAGGTGCCCCCGCTAACCCCGCAACAGCCACTCGTCTCATCTCCCTTTGGGTATGGGATGGAACCAACTGGGTGCTTGTGAACGAGGGTGTTACGGACGTACCTAACTAAGGGGGTCCGTGATGGCACTAGCAGTCAAGCATTTCACAGTAACCGCACAGGGCGCAGGACAGGGTAGCACCGGCATCCACGAATGCTCGTCTATCCAGATACGCGAGAGCAACGGTGCTCCTGCTGTAGCCGAAGTGACACTTCGGGAAGGTGGGGCTGCCGGAACTCAGCGTGTGTTTATCGAGCTAGCCGCGAACGAGTCTCAGGTTATCACCTTCGACCATCCTATCGTGGCTTCTTCCGGTGACGGATTCTGGTACTACGACGTAGATGCGGGGGTAGTGGATCTTACGGTGAGCGGGAGGGCGTAATGGCTAAGAAGCCTGCCCTTCACCGCCCGGTGAAGAGGTTCAAGTACAAGGTTCGTGGAATCCACCTGAAGGATATCGAGGTTCGCAAGAAGAACGAGTATGTGGTAGAACACCAGTGCTCCCCTTCTACTCGCTTCGATCCTGAATGCGAGGATCGAACCCAGCATGTGCATCTAGAAACGGTAGTCGAGTACATTGGCATCGACCCCGAAAACTGGGTAAGACTGTACCCTAACCCTGGCTACCGCCGTAAGAACGGTAACCACTGGTGCAGGAAGTACGGTAAGCACCCCATGGCTGAGAGGATCGCCTGATGGCACAGTTCGCACGCCCAAGTGCCGACACGGTGAACACTGGCTGGGTTGAGGATGACGATACCTCGGTCAATATGTTTCAGGAGATCGATGAGACAGCGTTCGACGACGCGGACTACATCAAGTCTCCTACTCCTCCGGGGACCAACGAATACGAGACCCTACTTACTAGCGTTACCGACCCGGTATCGTCATCTAACCACATCATGCGTTGGCGTAGGCGTAAGCAGCCTACCGCTGGTGCTACCATCAACCTAACCGTTCGCCTTCTACAGGGCGGGACACAGGTTACCTCTCAGGCAGACAATAACCTGCCTACGTCATTCACTACTACAACCTACACACTCTCAGGTGGGGAAGCGGACGCGATCACCAACTACGCAGACCTTCGCTTGGAGTTCGTGGCCGCGCAGGTCTAAATGTCTGTACTCAGTCTATCCGGTGTAAACTCTACCTCTAATGCTGCGAGTTATACCACGGCTTCAGCAACCCCGACAGCGAACGATCTATTAGTATTCCTCGGTGGAGTTGACGGAAACACCGCTAGCGACTGGGCCGTATCGGATAGTCTAGGGGGTACGTGGACCAAGATCCGCAGGGAACTCTATACTAGTTCTGCTGATATCTTGGAGTGTTGGGTAAGGAACAGCCTGGCTTCCGCCTCTGCCCTGACAGTGACATTCTCTCATGCCAGCGGAAACGCTACCGGGAGCAACTTCAGGGTGGTACGCGTAACGGGTATGAGCCGTACCGGTTCATCTGCGGTGTTGCAACAGGCCGGACAGAGTAACCAGGCTGCCGGGACACCCGCACCTGCTTTCGGTGTTAGCGCCCTCACAGCAAACCCATGTGTAGGAGCGGTGGCTAACGCTACCAACCCCGCTACCATGACCCCCCCGGCTTCTCCATGGGCTGAGGGGGCTACCGGTGGGGATGTTGGCCACTCCACCCCGACAAGGGGATTTGAGTGGGCTTTCTCCGATACCACTTTTACAGGAACTACCGTAACCTGGGGAAGTGCATCGGCTTCCGCCTTCGGATCTCTCATCATAGAACTAGACCGTTCCGCTGCCGCTTCTGGCAGCCTATTGGTCCCGTCTCACTTCCAGCACCTGAGGAACAGATAATGGGAATGATATACTCAGCATCCATGGATGCGATCGCGGTTACCACCGCTACCGACCTCTTCGAGTTCACCACGATCACAGCCGACAGGCCCATCATCGTGCATGAGCTAACCCTATGTCAGACCACCGACCTTCAGGACGCGGCTGAGGAAGTTCTGCGTATCGGGTTGTACCGTGGGGCTACCGCAGGTTCGACCGGTACCGCTGCTACCGAGGTAGCATACAACCACTCTGACAACGGGACCGTGACCGGTGTTATCAACATGGTACGTGGTACCGCATCAACAGGTGGCACCCTGCTAGAGATCATCGGATGGAACATCCGTGTGCCTCTGCTCTGGTGCCCGACCCCTGAGTTGCGCCCTCGGTTCGACGCAGGTGAAGACCCATTCACCTTCCGGCTATTGTCAGCACCGACTGACTCCATCACCGTCAGCGGTACCTTGAAATGGGAAGAGTTCTAAGTGCCAACTCCGTACTATGGTGGGGGTGGCGTTTACCGCCGCACCACGATGCCCTACAGGGGATTGCGGTGGATACCTACCGCTGCCATAGCACGCGCAGACATAGCCTGGGCTGAGTTCGAAGTACCGAACGAGCCTGCCAGGTCCGATATCTCTTGGGCGGAACTTGAAGTACCGGATCTGTCGGCTCGCTCCGAGATCGCGTGGGCCGAGTTCGAGGTACCAACGCCAGATGCCCGCTCGGACATAAGCTGGGCAGAGCTGGAGGTACCGGATCTCGACGCCCGGAGCGATGTGTCCTGGGCTGAGCTAGAAGTACCGGACCTGTCAGCTAGGTCCGAAGTATCGTGGGCGGAGCTTGAGGTACCCACCCCTGACGCCCGCGCAGACCTGTCATGGGTGGAGCTAGAAGTTCCGACCCCTGACGCCCGCGCAGACATAGGCTGGGCAGAACTAGAAGTACCGGACGCGAATAGGGCGGAGGTTTCTTGGGCAGAGTTCGAGACCCCCAACCCCAACGCTAGGTCCGACGTAAGCTGGGCAGAGGTTGAGGTACCAGATGTGGACCTTGGCGCTACCTCGTTGATGTTCCATAACAAGCACTCTATCGGAGGATATAGATCATGACCACGAAGGCATACCCCCTGGGGGTACGAAAGGTACTGGAAGCCGGGATCAACTTCGATACCGACACTATCAAGGTGGTCGCTGTAGACTTGAACGACTACACCTACTCGGACACACATGATGCGCTGAACGATATCCCTGCTGGTGCGCGGGTAGCCACCGGCACCCTAACCAACACCGACACAGCCACCACCGCTGGGGTCTTCGATGCCGACGACCTGGTATTGACCAGCGTGACCGGCGACCAGTTCGAAGCTCTCGTGATCTACAAAGATTCGGGGGTAGAGTCAACCTCCTGGCTATTCGGATTCATCGATTCTGCCACCGGATTCCCGGCTACCCCTAATGGCACCAACATCACGATCACCTGGGATTCTGGTGCTTCCAAGATCTTCGCAGCGGCTACGCCATAATGGGATTCACATTCATCCCCTCAGGTATCGATGGGGCCGGGTTCCAGAACGTTGTAGCCTGGTCACCTAACGGCCTCACCGCACTATACGGTGGGGACGTAGCTGGGCTGCACCAAAGCCGTGACGGTGGGCGCACTTGGCGTCAGATCAATAAGGGTATCCTCGACAAGCCGGATATCGCTGTCGGCGCTGTGCTATGGGAAACCAACAGCATCGCCTACGAAGCTGCTATCGGCGGGCTTTGGTACTCAACCAACGCTGACTCTATCGACTCTACATGGAGCCAGCTTTCTACCGCTATCGAGATCCGCTCCGGTAATGTTGAAGGCGAGGGCGGACTACCTCAGAACCACCCGCGTTCTGTTGGACGCTTGATGACGCTAGGCGGCAACTCTACCGCAGCATCCCGTAAGTGGCTTTACATCGCTTCGTTCAATGATGGTGTCTATCGTACCCCTGACGGCACTGCGACTCAGCCTTCTCGTATCGTTGGCGTGGCTAACGACACCCGTTACCTACGTAGCATCGCTACCGATCCTAACGATAACACCACCTTGTACGTCGGTGCCTACAACGGCACCGCAGGTACCGGTGGTCTCTACAAGGTTATCAACGCCAACGGCGGTACCTCCCAGAATGCTACTGCCCCTACATGGGCCAAACTTACCACTCCGTTCGATAGCGTGGAGGAAGTTCTCACGCTTGGTGGGGTTGGAAACGTTCGCATCTATGTTGTTGGGGCTAGCGGCTCTACTGACGGAGTATGGAAGTACAGTGGTACCACCGCTCCCAACGATAGTTCTACCTGGGTACGCATGGGGGCGGCTACGCTGCCCACCAACGCCAACTGGTGCAGTATCGATGGGCACAAGGTAAGCGGTGGCTCCGACGTTATCTGGGTTGGTGCTGGGACTTCAGTGGTACACTCAGGCAACCTGAAGGCTCACCTCTATCGTTCTACCGATGCTGGTGTCACATGGTCTGTGCAGCCTGCCGCTGCTGAGACAGCTACCACTTCCAGTTATGTAAAGAACACGATGGGTGACGCTGGCGGCGATAGCTGGTGGCACTACATCGCCAGCAACGCCCCACGCCTGGGAACCGGTAGCTCCGTTGTCATCTCCTGCATCGCTATCAACCCTACCAACTTCAACAACGTTCTATTCTCAGGACGAGGGGGGGGGTGGGTAACCCATAACGGAGACAGCGGCAACTCTGTCTTCTACCCTGCTGTTCATAACCTTAACGCTACCATCAACCCATCTGTCATCTCTGATCCTAACGTTCCGGGCAGGGTGATGTGGACTAGCGTTGACTGGGGGGTTATCTATTCTAACGACTTCGGGGCCTCCGTGACCAACCGCACGGTTGGCATGAGCGGGGTCTACTGTGCTTGGATGGACTCAGGCACCACCCCTGGAACCGCCTACATCGGCGGTGGAGGCCGAGACCTAGACAGCAACGGTAACCAAACAGGCGGGGACTTAATGAAATCAGCGAACTTCTCCACCACCGCCTTCACGTCGGTAGGCAATACCTCCGTGTTCGGGGGTAAGAGACCAATGGGTCTTAGCGGCAAGCGCATCGGCGGTGTTGTCCACCTACTCACCTTCGTCGCCGGTAGTGGGGCGTGGGTATGGGATGGTTCGGCGTGGGCCTTGAGGAAAGCTGCCGGAACCAATAGCTTCGGTACCGGGAACAACCCGGCGAACAAGCGCGTCCCCGTAGTCTGGGGGAACGTATCGACCGCCTACATCTTCGACCCTCACAGCGGGTTGTGGCGAGGACAAACCGGAGCCAGCGTTCTGTCTAACTGGACACTAGTATGGAGCAAGACTTCAACTGCTAGGTCTACTAACTACATCGCCCTAGATCCTGGTGACATATCACGTGTAGTGGTTGCCACGTCTGACGGCTTGTGGAGGATAGAGAACGCTGACGCAGGTACCGTAGCAGCAGGTACCGCTACCGCCACCAAGTACGGCAACATCACAGACCCAGGCCCAGTCGGGTTCGACTGGGAAGACAAGCTGTGCGTGTGGGAGGCTGGCCCTGTACCTACCTACAAGAGGGCAACTAACTACACGGTGACCAACCCAACCTGGACTGACGAAGCTAACGACTACTTCCGTTCATCTCACCAGTTCCCGGATTGGATGGACGTTAGCACAGACCAGAACGTGTACACGGCGGGGGAGGGGACCGGCGCGGCTATGTCGTCCGGCCTACTTCTGTCGGGCGTGGGCTTCGATATTGATATCGTGTTCGGTACCCCTACCATCGTAGGGGGGCAGGGAGCCATCCTCCCCGACTCGTTCCCCATCGACATAACGTTTGGTACACCTACTATCACAGGTGGTGCGCTGAACATAGAGCCTGACCCAGTGCCTATCGATATCACGTTCGGAAACCCAACTATCACCATAGCTGGTGGTATCACCCTAGATCCTGATTCGTTCCCCATCGATATCACGTTCGGAACACCTACCATCACGGTCTCGAACAAACCTGGTAAGGGAAGGGGCCGTGGCCCTCACGCACTCGGCGACGTTAGCCCCGGTATCCCTGAGATAGATGCAGTAGGAGGATAACAGTGTCATACCCTGTAGAAGCACTAGTGACGAGGGTGCGGCGTATCCTTGAAGATACCCCCTACGAGAGCAGGAACTCATCCGACCCCGGCGAAGCCACCGCTGGTGACCTAGACACGTTCAACGTGGTGGACGGCACCAAGTGGGCCGAAGGGGACGTGCTAGAGTTCCAGGATCAGGGCGAGCTATGCTACGTCGTATCTGTGGCTGGCAACGCCCTAACCGTTATCAGGGGTTACGACGGCAGCGTGACTGCCGCTCACGAGGTTGACACCAGAGTATACAAGAACACCAACTTCGCTTGGCAGACCATCCAGGAGAACATCGTCCAAACCATCAATGGGCTATGGCCTAACGTATGGAAGAAGCTAGAGTTAGAGATCGTGCCAGACGCTGACACGAAGTGGTACAACTTGACCGACGAGTGGGTGCTGCTTTCGCAGGTG